TATCCCCCACCATCAGGGGTTGACCAATCAAGATGAGTTAAATTGCCGTACCACATATACCCCGGATTATCAGGATCACCCGCTACAAACGGTCTTGATTCATGGACTACCCCAAACTGACCTTTTGGAGGCATGCCGGGCTTTAAGGACATTAGACAGTCCTTAGTGCCATTAGCGTTCCATGAGCTTATATAATGATACGCTGTTCCTCCGGATGCTACGTTACTGTAATGAACCATCACATAATTGGAGCTATCCCCGCCGCTATACTCAAGGGAACAGTAATAAGCGGTTGACGGACTCATTTCTGTTGTAATATCGCTGCTTGAAAACGTAGCGGAATACGTTGTTGCGGTTGTCGTCAGGGTAGAAACATCAGCCAGAAAGGTCTTTGATGCCAGTATGGTATCCCCTGAAACCGCCCTGATCTTCATAACAATACTACCTGTCGGGCTTTCTTCTTTGCAAAGACATGCCGTTACGGTTATCGGGGGGATAGTGTATCCGGCCTCCCACGCCTGGGACGTAAACTTTGTAGCAATCCTTACATTCGTATCGTTACCCAAGGCTAATGTACTGTCATCATCCCCTGAAGTATGATCAAACTGATACCCTGAACTTCCCGTACCATCGTCATAGGCAATCTTGATTTCAGATGCGTCATCGGTATATTTTATAAATGACCCATCCAGAAGAACCGCGACACCGTTGTAGGGAATAATGGTCGTGAACCCTTCAAGCGTACCTATGGTTTGATAGTCTTGATTGCTGTCAAGGTAATAAAGCACATGGTTTTCATCCACAACCAGAGTGTAGCTCGTAGAGCCGATCTTAACACCCTGAATAGTCTTTACAGTCGCACGGCCTGTTGCTGCACCGGAACTATATCGGTCAATCGGATAGCGGTTGACTAACTTGCCGCCCTTTTTAATGTTCCAGTTAATCAGTTCAGAGCACTCGGTTTTCTCAATGCGTGAGGACGGTACGGACGTATTCAACCCGTGAGGAAATCTCAAAAACGCAAGTATCTGTTCGGGTTTTTTTCTTTTCCGTACCTTAGAAAGATGTTTGTACGATAACGGCATTATATTCCTTCTACAGAAAACATATTCGATATAACTCTTTCTTTTCTCACACCACGGACGTAAACTAAATTCATAGCCTTGTCCCACTCTATTTGAGCAATCAAAGCCTGGGCTGAACTGTCAACTTCAAGAATTTCCATCATTTCGACAACAAGCAACCTCTGAATGGTTCGATTCCAAATACCGCCCCAGGGAAGAGCGTCTTCGTCATAACTTGTTAATGCCGTAAGCGGTTTCCAGTAGGAGTGATAGATGGTATATTCATCATCAGGCACCCACAGGTACCCTACCTTGCTGTCTTCGGTTATATAGAACGCTTCCGGTTGACTTGTTGAAGAGTCATAGTCCCACTTAATCTTGTCGAGTTCAGACACCTGAGACAGATAAGTATCCTCGCCGTCAACCCAACTGCCATCCCTTAAAAATCCGTTATGGCTAAACGTAGGCGTGTATTCGCCTGTATCAGCCTCAGTCGTTACCGTTCCAACAGCATACACAAGATTAGAACTTACGTTTATCAAGGTCTGATAAATGCTTTCCAGAATGTCGTTTATCAGGGCTAACCTGTCGTCTTCTGAAAACTGGACATTGCCGGTGTCCCGAACTTTAAGGGCGGCTAAATCGCCGTGAGTTTTTACTGTACCCATGCTATTTTCCCCAATATTTTACTTCAGCAATTACGATCAAACGCCCAAACCTTTGTCCTAATAAATTCTTTTTTACACCCATTGTTGACCTCCTTTGTTTATTCTATAATATAATATGTTTATATAATAGAATAAGCAGAAAGTTGAGTTTATTCAACAAGTTCAAGAATATAATTCGGCGTTCGTTGTGTCATCACAATTCTTCCGGTTACAGGATCTCTCCTGGCTCTCATAGAAGGGTAATAGCTTTTCACAAGAGCCACCGGGTTCTGAGATTCGTAGATTCCGCTTTCGTCTGGAATTTCAAGCTCGACCTCTTCAACCGAGTCTTTCAAGACACCAATTTGAGATTCGTTCAATTCGACCTCTTCCCCCGGCCAAAACATTCTCTTATTGTTTATGCTGTTGACAGTGATGGAAATTGGAAGATCACGATTGTCGGGGTCCACATTAGCACGATGGATTATGTATTTCTTTGTCGGCATATCTTTGAAAGCTACCTTCTTTTCGGGTTTCTTCTTTGCAGATTTCTCCACACCTGCCCAACCCGCACCTTTCTCTAATTGTATGGGTTCGTAAGTTTCCGAAAGTCCTTGCTCTTCCAGTGCCTTTAATACTGAGTCTTTGTCCTCAAAAGGTTTCCCATCGTTGTAAATCATGTCCATTTGTATTCTCCTTTGTCGTCAGCTATTGTCGCTAACTGTTAGTAGGGGGAGCGATATGCCCCCCCTTTTTTAGTTAAACCTACGTCATCAATCCTACGCTGGACAACGGATACTGTGCATCTCTGTGCCGCATCAGAACCAGAACATCAGCATCGGCAAGCGCAGCGGAGGCGGTTGCCGTAGCTAAACCAGCATCCTCATACAAAAGTGCCTTGCAATACTTGGTCTGACCGGACGGTTTGGAAATCGTACCGACAAAAGCATAATTGTCATTGGATGTGTTAAAGACAATCCAATCACCGTTCCCGGTAACACCCGCTTCAATCAAGTCAACGGAACTGTCCTGAATGAATAACTGTGTAGTCCCGCCGTCATGAATAAGAGGCACCATTGGAATCGGGGAACCCCATGCCTCGACATAACAAAGAGAAGCGTCGGGGATTGACGCAACCGATGCGTCTATCCTGAAACCGTTGGCGTTGTACCATTGTGCGGCTTCTATATCCGAAGGCGCAGAAGAAAGGTCTTCAGCCCTTACCCAAATAAGCTCAATATGGGTTGTGCAGTCGATTATTTTAACTATGTCAGGGCAAAAGCCACATCGAATATAAGTATCAGCAGCATTGCCCATTACAAATTGAGCGTGATATCTCATTTTAAAAATCTCCTGTTTAATTGTTAAGAGTTAATTTTTTGACAATACCCTCGTCACATGACACCATGTTTTGCGTTTCCATATATTGTTAATTACCTGAAAACATACGTCATAGCGTTTTGCAATTTCTCTTTGAGTAAAACCCTGCTTTATTAATTCCCATATTTTACACACTTTAGATTCATCCAGTTTAGCAAGATAATGTTTAGAGCCGTTTGGTCCTTTATTAAGAACTGCTCTACCTTTGAGCCTAGCATCTTTATTATTATCTGCTTGTGTACCTATGAATAAATGTTTTGGGTTTACACATTTAGTATTGTCACATTTATGGCATACATAAAGACCATCTGGAATTGGACCATAATGAATTATCCATGACATTCTGTGGGAAAGTTCTGGCTTTCCGTTAAAATAAAAACCACCATACCTGCATCCACCAACAGAGCCTTTCCAAATCCAGCATTTTTCCTTGTCTTTAGGCATTTTCACTTTTTTAAAAAATCTTTTCTTTACATTTTCCATATTCATCCTTTCAATATGGTCCTATTTTTTTCTTAGGGAAAGACGGTAGGATTTTTCCGTCTTTGTCAGGAGCTACCCTATCCCTAAGTTATTGATTTAATTCTATAAATCGGTAACTCCGTGTTCAATCCGAAGCATAAAATCATCGTTCAAGATTTTGCAGGTCTTGGCAAACTTCCAGCCGGAAGTAGCTCTCTGACCCAAAGGATCTGATGTACCACCCTCTTTCTTGATGATGTTTTTAATGTTGCCTCTCTGAAGCGGAATCATGCCGTAAGCATTAGCTCCAAATACCAACGTGCAGTACACATCAATATTAGTGGAGTCAGCAGCGACAAGACCCGTTGAACCAACCACTACACCACCGGCAAGCCACTTCTTTGCGTTAGTGGTGCAAATCACACGAATGTTGCCCCATGTGCCGATCTCTTCTTCCATAACCCCTTTCTGACTGGCGTATTCCTCAACCTTCGTGAATCCGGCAAGTGCTTCATAATCCTGCCGACAATCAGTGTGGGTAATGGCGTAAAACGCCGGGGGAATCGGGCGAGTACCAACTTTCGGGCCACCGACAACTATCTTTCTCAGCTTTTTGGCGTTGTTGCCCTCAAGGGTTCTAACGGCTGATTTCATGTCGGACACCGCAATAGCGGTAGCAACACTTGATCTTGCGCTTTCGCCATTAGCGTACCTGACGGCTGTACCGGCAACGAGAACATTACGGTCAAGGGTGTCTGCCGTAAGACCCATCTGTTCACCGAGCACTTCTCCGCCTTCAACCAGAGTATTATCAAGCCCTGTTATTTGAATCCAATCGGAAATAGTAATAAAATCACCGTATTGCTTCACCAGAGCATAAATATTGGTTGTGGTGAGTTTC